AGTTAGAGCTACACAAGTTGCAGCTGGTGATAGTACTGTTGCTGAGAGTCGTCAAGATTGTATGGCTTTCCATGCTACTGATATTGAGAAAGCTATTATCTTTGGACAAAAAGCTTTAGGTTACTCAAACGGTGGAGTGAATGGTACTCAACCAAGACGTATGATGGATGGACTTATTAGTATCATAGGTCAGTTAAGTAACTACCCTTCCTCTTATGCAGCAGCTAACGTAACTACTATTACTACTGGTTCTTTATCAGGCGCTAACATAAGTACTGCATTTGCTACTCTTGAAACTGCTTTAGACCCAGTGTTTAACCAAGCTTCAGACCCTAAACATGCCAATGAGCGTCTTATGTTTGTAGGTGGTGCTTCTAAGCGCATACTTAATAACATTGGTAAAGCTTCTGGTACTATTTGGTTGCAAACACAAGAAACAGCTTGGGGCTTACAATTCTCCGAGTTCCATACTGCTCGTGGTAACTTTAAGATTATTGAACATCCACTGTTTAACTCTAACCCTATGTGGGCTAAAGCTGCATTAGTAGTTGACCCTGCTGCTATTAAGTTAGCTTACCTTGGTGACCGTAAAACTCAGAACCGTGAGTTTAACGTTAATATGCGTGACCTTGACCCAGTTGATTCCGGTATTGATGCTGTTGGTGGAACTCTTACTACTGAAGTAACTTTGTTATGTAAGAATCCTCCAGCTTGTGCTATGTTATGGAATATGAGCTAATAAGCTACTACCAATCTCCTCGGTGATATAACTTTAAGTGTCAGGTAGTACTCAATACTGGCACTCTTTTTATACCAACGTGATTAACTACTATAAATAAGGTAATAAAATGTCTATTGAAAAATCGTATAGGTTTAATGGTATGGGCGCTATTAGTGCAGCCTCCGGCAATCGTTATGCTCCAGACAGTTCAGGTTATATAACTACTTCTAAGGAAAGAGAGCAAGTAGAATTAGATGCTCTCTGTGATGGTGAGATACTTGTATCTGCTGAACGTGAAGCCATACTTACACTATCAGTTGAAGAGCAAATTTCTATTGCTAACAAAGTTGCTACTGATGCAGTTGATGCAGAAGTTGCTAGAGTTGTAGCTAAACAAAAAGCTATTAATGATGCTATTATTGCTAATGATGAGTTACGTAAATTAAACGCAATTCAAGCTGCTAACGATGCTGCTGCAGCTGCTAACAACGTACTAGCTATGGCTGCTGCTGCTGATACAACAGCTAAGTTGATTATGGCTTCTGAAGCAGCTCTTACTGCTAATGCTGTTGCTGCAACTGCAACTGCTGCTGCTGATTCAGTAAGTAAATTAGCTTCATTAAAAGCTACTGCTGTTGCTAAAGCTGCTGACGATGCTGCTATTGCATCTGCCAGTAAAGCAATTAACTCAGTAAGTAACTCTACTGCTAAGTAACAAGGTATAAATATGACGGCTCTAGCTGATTTAATAACAGATGTATATAGTATTACTAACAGGCCAGACTTAGTTAGTGAGACTATATACTGCATTAAGAAAGCAACTCTGCGACTACATCAGTTAGAGCAGTTTCCTAAAGACCTTAAAGAAGTAAAGATTACAGGTTTAGTTAGTACTAGCACCATAGATAATCGGTATAGTATAGATACTTCGCTAACACCTTTTGTTAGATTTAGAGCATTACTATACATAAGAGATGAACCTTTAGTACCAGCTACAGTTACTCCTATAGATAACTACCAAGAAGTACCAGCTGATATAATCATGAATGGTTATCAGCAAGAATTTCCAGAGTATTACTACCGTGTTGGTAATGCTATTAACTTGAGAACATCTAAAACAAGTGGACAAGTTAAAATAGGTTACTACTCTAATCCAGATGTAGGAAGTACAGGAGTTACACCTAGCTACAGTAGTTGGATAGCAGACTTATATAGCATGGCAGTTACAGATGATGCTGCCGCGCAGATATTTAAACTAATAGGTAAAGATGAGGAGTACAGTAGATTCAGAGAAATATCAGCTGATAACTTCCGACTGCTAGTAATGAGTCAAATTACTTAATACTTTTTTACACTTATACTAGATACTAAGCGAGAAATACTATGCTAGGATTAGGAACTTATGTGTTAAATGGCCTAGTACTTATATTAGCCTATTTTATTAAAGCATCTGTAAATGATTTACGGGGTGATATTAAAGCCTTAAAAGATAAACAAGAACTTACAGATAAGGAAATAAATAAGTTAGAGGTATCAATGCCTACTAACTATGTACAACGTGGTGACTTTAATACACTATTTAATCGTATAGATGAGTTACAAAGAACTACTCATGAGAGTCTTATGGATATACACTCTCTATTAATAACTATGAATAACAACCAAAGATAGGTTATTACTATGTCTCAACTTATACTAAAGGCTAACCTGCTTTCTATAGATGTAATACCTTGCACTAGGTTTGCTGGCAGGGATGTTATAGTTCCTGGACAAGACCAGAAGAATACAGCTGGTGTAATGGGTACTGCTTCTAAGAATATAGGCAGCCCAGAAGTATACTATATACATAACGTAATGCCTACTTCAGAAGGTATGAAATCAATAGGTTTTCGTACTGTTAAAAAATCAGCTAATATAACTATTGGAACTAGGTCAATAACAGCTGTGAGCCTTACAACAGGTACTCCCTTTGTACCATCTGTAGGTACTACTTATCCATCAAACATACTAAATAGTACTGCAGCTCTTCCATCTGTTAAGATAGCTCCTACTTACACATCTGCTTGTGTTGTTAAATCAGGCTTAATAATCACTAGTCCTAGTGGTAGCGTTGGAGATAACTTTGGTTTATATGATACGGTAAATAGTAGGCTTCTGGCTTATATACAAATAGATTCCATAACAACTACTAGCAGTGGTGCAATATTCGGTATTATAGTATCTGCTTATGTATATGGAAAGACAGCTCCAGTAGCTACTATGTATGTTACTACTGTAGGAGTATCGCCACTAACTACTGATATGTTTGAGATTGAGTATATTGGTTCTACCGTAGTATTTAGTTTTAATGGAATAATTAAGTATATAGCTACTGTTTCTGACTCTTCTAGTATAGTAGCTGGCTTAACAGTACAAAGTAGTTTTAAATGGACTTTTAATGTTTACTCACCTTTTACTAACATAGTATATGGACAGTATTCGGTACTAGCAACTACGCCTGTATTTGATATGGCACAGATAATAGAACTAAGAGACAATAAAGGTAACTATGGACACCTTGGAATTACACTTGCAGGTAAAGCTTATATAAGCACTAATACTAACATTGCATGGGCAGCCTTAACAGGAGGTGCTGCTATATGGAAAGCTAATGATGTAACCAAAGCTTATGCTTCAGGTGTTACTTACTTGTGTAATCCATTAGATAGTCTTTATACTATTAACCTACTTACAGGCGTAGCTACTGTACCAACACTTACATTAAATACTTCAGGAGTTTCTCCTATAGTTATGAATACCATAGTAGGTATAGTTGGTTCTTATAACTATCTTATAATGCATAATGGTCAATCAGTGCTGTGGTCTAGCGCACTTAACCCACTAGACTTTAATCCCTCATTAGTTACAGGTGCAGGTTCAGCTATACCTACTAGCCTTGGAGCACTAATACTTGTTATGCACCCTATCAACTTAGGTTTTGCTATCTATACAGGTACTAATATAGTTATTGTTGCTTTTAGTGGAAATAGTCAGTATCCTTGGATATTCAAGCCAGCATATAACTCAGCAGGTATTACTAAGGTATCTGATGTATCAGTATCAGGAGAGGATGGAACTAACTATGCATGGACTTCGGCCGGTATATTGCAAGTATCTGCAACAGGAACTGCTCAAGTATATTCCGACATAGCTGACTATCTAAGTAGCAGACTGTTAGAAGACTTTTCTTATGTAACTAATACACTTACTCTTAGTTACCTTACATCTGATATTCTTACTAAAATAACTTATGCAAATTCTAGATTTGTCTGTATTAGCTACGGAGTTACTACTCTTACTCATTGTTTCATATACGATATAGCTCTTAAACGATGGGGTAAAGTTAGAATACCTCATGTAGCTGTACTTGGTTATACAGGAGCTCCAGAAGCTGTAGCTAGCACTGACTATTACTATCCCTCTACAGCATCTACTCATAAACTTATGAGTTTTTTACAGCTAGACGGTTCTATAGTTAATATGGTATTTTCTTATGGAGATACTAACCACTCTGCAGTGCTTATACTAGGTAAGTTTCAAGTAACACGTACTAAGGTATTTACACTTCAAGGTGTATCAGTAGATAACGTAGATGCGGCTAATACAGCTAACTTTTCTATACAAATACAGACATCTATGGACGGTAAATCAATTACAGATAAGATTACTAACCCAGTACTTATTTCTAGCGGAGCACTTACTAGAAGTTATGGCTGTAGAGTTACAGGGGTTAATCACTCCGTAGTAGTATCTGGAGCATTTGACTTGGTAGATGTTATACTTACAAT